TTCAAATACTCCAGTTGTGCCATATTGGTCGGGATACGGCTAACCCGTCGCTCCAGGCGGACGCCTGCGGCGCCGCTTCACTCTGCGTTATCTCGCTCATTCACCAACTTCCCCAAAAATCATATCGACCAGGTACAGGCCGGCGATCAGGATCAGCACGCCCGGCATGAGCAGGACGACAATGAGGTTGGCGAACAGGTTGCCGAGGATGCGGGTCATTTATCTTCTCCCGGCTTGACGATGAGGTGTTCGACTTTCCATCCTTTGCGCTCCCATGCGTCGCCTTGTTCTTTGAAGTGAGAGCTTGCATAAACTCCTTTATGTCCAATACCGTAGTCAAATGGATGGGTTCTCCATACAACAACAGGCGCATCACGGTACTTGGCTATCTCTTCAAGCATCTTCGCAGCAAGCTCTTGATACTCGCGCATCGTCTGCTCGGTTGAGGTCAGGTTATGATTCAGGCGCTCGTTTTCTGCGAGCAGGGATTCGATGGCATCGGCAGCCTCATGGCACGCCTCGTCCTGTTTAGATAAAACACAAACCTCTTTCACAACATACGTCGTCGAATATTCATGCTCAGGAAAGCGTTTCTTTTGATCGGCAAGCCATTCATCAGCATTTCGTTTCGGATTGAATGAGTTATGCCAATCAAAACTAATGCAGTAGTTTCCTGTTTTCGGATGCTGGACACGACATTCAACGACGCCGTTGTACTCTCGCAACCGTTCAATCAGTTCTTCGTAGTTCATACCCGGCACTCCTTCATCATCCGTTCAATCGCATCGCGAATATCCGGCCATTCTTCCGGGTTGATCGCCACATTGCCGCGCCCAGGTATGCTGTCTTGACTGACGACGATGTATTCGCCACCGGATTCGTCCTCGATTCGTACAATGGTTGCCCGCTCGGAAAAAATGGGCTCGCCTTCAGGTAGCACGATCAGGCTGGTGATTCTGGTTTCCATGGTCATACTGCCTCCAATATCATTTCCATCTGGCCGCCCGGCTTGACCGGGTGGCGGCGGGTGTATTCCTTGACGCAGTCAAATCCTCCGCCGTGGTTTGCGTAGGGATCGCAGAGCAGGTGCGTGCCGTCGATTTGCCACGGCTCTACAGGGTCGTACTGCATCCAGTATTCGCGCACCTTGCCGTGGTGCGGGTTGAGCACTCGGCCACAGACATGGCAGCGGTCGGTATTGTTCTCGACGTCGACGGCGACAACGCGGCCAAGCCAGCTCATGCCGCCTCCTTCATCCCAAGCCGTTCCAGCTCGATATTGATCATCTCGGTATTGGCCGCATCGATCAGTTCGCAGCGTTTGAAGGTGAGCAGATGGCGCTCGGCTTCCTTGAGCAGCTCGGCGCAGGCTTCAACCTCCTGCAGCTCGAGCAGGATGCCGGCCTCCAGCTTGGCGCTGACCTTCTTGAGGCAGCTGGTGTCAATGTCTTTGAGCAGGCGGTCCATGAGGGCGACGAAGCCATTGATGGCGTGGTCGACGCGGGCAAAGTCATTGTCGGCGTGGTGAATGCGGGTAATGGCGTAGCCTCGGTAGGCGTCGCATTCGCCGGTGCGGATCTCGGAGAGCGCCTTGCGGATGGGTGCGAGCCAGGCCTGTATCTGTTTGCGCGTGGGCGGCTTGTTGCGCTCGGCCTGGTAGCGTTGCTTGGCCGCGTGCAGGCGCAGTTGCTGGCGGGTCATGGCCATTACAATTTCCTCGCTGCGGAAGCGGCCATCATCGCCGCGATAGCCAGTGACATCGAATGCTTGCTTCGTGTCCCTACCGTCTGGTTGAGTGCCATCGCCTGCTCACGATCTCGCCGAATGATTTCTTGTTCAGCTTGTCGCGCTTCCTCGGCGTGAATTGATTGGCGCTTCCTGGATTCAAAGTCACCACGGCGTTTTGCTTCGCCCATCACGCACCGCCTTTCACGCCGGCGATGGCTTCCATCAGCTTGTGGTAGTCGTCAATCGGCACAAGCATTGCCGTGCAATCGTCGAAATCCATGCATTCCTCTGCATTGATCTCGATTGCCTCCGCGGCGGCCAGCAGCTCGTCACGCTGCTTGAGCAGATCTCTCATGATTTCTCCAGCCATCTCGATTTCATCGATCGATCGGCTCGCTGGGTGGCAGATAAATTGATCTGACAGGGCCGTTATATGACCCGGCGTGAGCGGTCGCGGGGGTTGGCTGCTGCGTTTGCGCATCACCTCCCACAGCCGCGTATTGCCCCGGCTATTGAGGGCGATCAGCCCGGCGTCGGCGAGGTCGCGGCAGATGATGGAGATGGTGCTCGGCGACAGTTTGAGCAGGCGAGCGATTTTGATCTGCTGGCCGATGCCCTGGCCGATGGCGGCGATCACCCGGCATTCGTTGTGCTGGCGCTGGGCGAGCATGTGGTCGTGGGCGCGGCGGGCCGGTTGTGCCGGTTCGCTGGGCTTTGCACTCGGCGCCGCGCGGTAGGTGTCCGAGTTGTAAAACACGGCCTGGCCGGTGGGTAGCGGCGGCATTTCGCCGTGCAGGTTGGCGAGCGTGGCGGCAAGCAGGTTCATGCCTTGCTCCTTCCGGCGGCTTCCATCTGGCTGGCCAGGCTTTGAATCTTGGGGCCAGCGCCGGCCAGGCGCTGGGCAGCCGGTGCGGGGATAAAGCCGCTGCGCACGTCGGCGCCGGTAGCGCGGGCGTAGTCGGCCTCCACCTTGGCGGTGTTGATGATGGTCTGGGCCAGATCGCCCACGGCCTTGGCGCGGTCGATTTCAAGCTGGCCGCCCTTGACGGCTTGCAGGGTCTCAAACAGGGAAGCACGCAGGTCTTCGATGGTTTTCATGCTGTTTTACTCCGGGCGTTGATTTGACGGTTGATGCAGCCCACAAGCTGCATGACGCGGGCCGCTTCCGGCCCCAGGTTGTGCACGCTGTTGCGGCGCATGAGGTCGGCGCGGCTCACAAGGTGGAGGTTTTCCAGGGCGATGTGCTTGCGGTTTCCATCCCGGAAGCAGAGCGCATGGCCGGCCGGAATGCTGTGGCCGGCGGCAGCCCATACCAGGTGGTGCACCGGCACGAAATCGCGCCGCGTGATGCCGGTGTCGGTTACCTTGCGCTCCAGGTAGCCGTCCTTGCTGATGCGCTCGGTGCCGATGGGCGCTTTATTCCAGGAGACGGCGCCGGTTTTGAAGCGGGTGTCGACCGAACGGCCGCCCGCCTCAAACGGCAGGCCCTTGTTCCACGGCTCACGGCCCTTGGCAAACTGGCTCTTGCGGCCGCCGTGCGCCGGATTCTTCATGGCCTCAGACAGCATGCGGGCAATGGTCTCCGGCGTTTTGCGGATGTCCAGGTCGTATGCCTTCTGCTGTACCCGGCGCACGCTGACGCCGAGCATGGCAGCCACTTCATGGCTTGGCCGGTGCGGGTAGTGCTCACGCAGGACGGCCAGCTCGGCTTCCGTCCAATGGCGGCGGGGGATGCCTTTGGTCATGGCGCGTCGCCTTTCAAGGTCTCTTGCTCAAGCAATTTGTCGAGCTTTGCCAAGTGGTTCATGTAGGCAATGGCTTGTTTGTGCTCGTTCAATCCGCTGGCGACGATTGAGCTAGCCTGCATGAATCGCATGTCGCCAATGACTTTTCGAACCGCGATGATGGTTTCTTTGTCGAGCATCACACGTCCTCTGCAAACCCAACAAGCGGAATAAACGCCACATACATATCGCTGCTGCACTTGCGATAGGCGGCCGGCGCCTTGATGCCGCGATCGTGCTTGATCGTTTCGTGGCAGGCGCACTGGTAGCGGCGTTCGCACCAGTCGCCTACCTTGTCGCCATGGGCCAGGCAGCGGTTGATTTGCGGGTCGAGTGGCAGGATGGGTGGTGTGGTTGAGGTGTCCATGATGTTGATCAGGCCACGCCTTTCGACGCGGCCCGCCTTTGCGATTATGGTTTGCCGTGGATGACCGTGAATCCGGTCGCTTCCTTGATTCTGGTCAGTTCGTCATTGACAGCGGTTTTGAAGACGCGATCAGGCCGGATAAGCTCGTACCAGAACTTGAGCGTGCCGCTGTTTTCGCGGTATTTCAGGCGAGCTTCCAGCGGGTAGGCGCTGATGCTTCCGGCGAATACAGGGACGCCTAAGGTGAAGCGCTCAAACACTTTCATGCTGGTGCGCGTTTCCTTTGTCTCGTCCTCAACAAACTCAAACTGGACGCCGCCGCTCTGTAGGTTTATCTTGCTGCGCAGGCGCTTGTCGGCGTTTGCTTCAAAGCCAATGGCCATGGACAGGATGTCGGCGCCAGACGGCATGTTCGGTACGTTAGCAACGTCTGCCATATTGTCTTCCAGCCAGGTGGCGAAATCTGTTTGCGACATCGGCGTCTTGTTTTTGCCTATCCAGCGCGCCCATTCGACTGAAATATTCGGCGCGTAGTTGGCGCGGAAGTCACGCCACTTTGGCTGATCGTCGCCGTGGTCGTTGATGATAGCGACGAGGTTGAACTTGCTGGCCTCGGTATCCACTTCGGCGTAGATCATGCAGTCGTCGAGGCTGCCGTGCTTCTTGGTGTAGGTGATGAAGCTGTCTGCCTCAGTGATGATGACATTGGCACGCTTGCGGGTAGGGTTCGGAAGTAGATATTCCAGATCCTTCAGACTGTAGTCTTTCGGGATTGTGCAGTAGGAGATTCCGCCGTGCTCGGTATTTGGTTTTTGCAGAGCGGCGCCCAGTTGAGCTGCCATTTCAATATCGTTCATGCGTTCCATATGGCCTCCTTAGCCGTTTACGGTTTTCAGTTCTCGCGCCGGTTCGGCGGCGAGTTGTTTCAGTTCCAACTTGTGTTGCCGTGGGTCTTCGGCGATGAGATTGCCTTCCGGCGTCGGCCAGAGCAGCGATTCTGCCGGCATACCCCTTGGCTTGGTGATGGTGATGTCGGCCTTGATAGCCAGCGTGCCGGCTGTGCTCGGCTTGATGTCGATTTTTAGCATCAGCTTGCCGGCCTTGTTGTGGGCGCAGACGGCGTTTATCAGTTCGCTGAACTTAGCGCCGGCGATGTCCATAACGGGCACCAGGTCGCCTTCGTCGGTTTCGACGCGAACGGCTTTGAGGTTTTCATTGAGGGGTTTGCTCATGGTGAGTCCTTTCGTTTAAATATATAGATCAGGGTTGGCTTGCAGAATGTGCTGCACTAGCCGCGCCTGGTAGATGGCGTCGTCCAGTGCGTTGTGGTGGGTGCCGTTGCGCTCGATGCGCAGGCCCTTGTTCAGGCCCTTGAGCGTGCGCAGGTCGCGCTCGCGGTAGAAGGCCCACGGGCGCGGCCAGTTGAATCGGTCATAGGCGTCGCCCAGGATGGCGAAGTCGAAGCTGGCGCCGTTGCACCACAGCTCGGCATCCTTGCCGATAAAGCCCTCGAAGGCCTCCAGGGCAACCAGCAGATCAGCCGGTTCGGCATCCTGACCGGCCAGCAGCAGGCCTCGCGCGGCGTCGTCCTGGCGCAGCCACCACAGCACGGTGTCGGCCCCGATGCTGCGCTGGTAGTTGCGCTGGCTGGCAAGGTCGATATGCAGGTGCAGCGTTTCGCCGATCCAGTCACTGTGCGGGTCGAAGCGCACCGCGCCAATGCTGGCAATGGCCGCCGTCGCACGGTTGTCCAGTGTTTCCAGGTCGAACATGATGGCCGTGTTTTTCATGCGGATTTACTCAATGACCAATCTGCGGACGGCACGAGCACGGAGCTCGTAGGACTTGTGGCGGTTGAGCTGTCTTCCGCCGTTGAAGCCATGAAACCAAGCCCAGCCGGACTCGGTGTCGTGAATCTCGTTGCTCCAGTACCAGTCATTCTTGAACTGGTCGCTGTGATTGGCCAAAAGCATGGCCTGCTCGATGCGGGTGGGCAGGTCACCGCCGATGCTCTTAGCCCATTCGAGCTGCGCTTCATGGGTGGCGTCGTTGTTGTCGCCCGGCAGCAGGATGACGTGGTACAGGTTGCCGGTGGCGTCGCCGATGGCGCCGACGTAGATTTCGCAATCGGCCAGTTCTGGGATATTGAGTTTCATGGTTGCTCCAGGTTGTTTTCGTGATGTCCTACGACGTCACGACGGATTCGCCGCCCGCCGAGTGGCGAACGGCAACAGGTTGAGTGGCAGCCGGCACGCGCTGCTGAAGGCCGTCCAACCGTTCATAGGCATCGAGCAGGCGCTGGGTGGCGGCATCGATCTCGACGCGCTTCTGGCGCATGGCTTCGAGCAGCGCGGCTTGCTCGGCGCAGCGGTCGACGAGCTGCTGTTCGAGGTCGATGATGTGCTGTCGCTGCGAGACGATCTGCAGGCCGAAGAAGGCGCGGTAGATCCAGGCGGTCAGGCAGCGCATGGCAAGGCCTCCAGTGTGGCGGTGCTGCGGTCACGGACCTTGACGGCCAGTTTGTAGAATCCCGGCGGGCAGATAGGCGAGACAACGACCTTGCGGCCATTGCTGATCAGAAACATGCCGCTCGCCTGGGCCTTACCGGCGATGTCGGCGACTTCGGCGAGCAGGGTGTCGTCGGTGATGGGGATGATTTGCGGGGTAATCATGGCCGGCCACCATCAAGAATGGGTAAATAACTGAATGGGCAATCTGCGGACGGCACGAGCGCGGAGCTCGTTGCCGCGGTGGCTGGTGAACTGGTGGCCGTAGTGGAAGCTCTGATACCAAGCCCAGCCGGACTCGGGACAGTCGTCTGCCCAATACGCAACCTCTTCAAATAGTGATTTGCACTTGGCATAAAGCAACGATAGCTCTAGCCGCGTCGGCAGTTCGCCACCGATGCTCTGTGCCCAGGCAGCCTGGGTATCCCAGTCGGATGGGTCGTTGTCGCCGGGCAGCAGGATCAGGTGATAGCCCTTGCCATTGGCGGCATCGAACAGGGTGGCCACGTAAGTTTCACCGGCTTCCAGTGTCGGCATGGCCAGCGGATCGGGCTTGGCGATCACGCCGATTTCGCCAGTGACCATCATGCCGATTTCCTCGCCCTGGTCGGTCAGCGAGCAGATCAGGTCGGTGTGCTGACGCCAGTACCAGTCGGCCTGGCTTTCGGCTTGGATGGCGCGCTCTTCCATGATTTCAAGGCGTGCGGCCAAGTCGGCGCTGTGCTGGCGCAGGTGATCCAGTTCAGCCTTTTCCAGCTTATTGCGAATGCGTGCGAGTGCGTTGTCTCCCATGACGGGCTCCTTAGTGGGTGGCGACCAGCCGGCGCAGGTAGGCGCACAACTGGGCAGGGTTGCTGCGATAGCCGAGCGGCACGACACGGCTGCCGACGCGGCGAAAAACGACCCAGCGCGAACCGCGCTGGTGAAAGAAGCAGTTGGCGCCGCGAGCAATGTCGCGAGCCTGGGTGATGGCTTCGTGGTCGGTCATGGCCTTAGCTCCGGGCATTGAGGCGCATGTTGAAGACGGCCACGCCGACCCAGATGAGTAGCAGGGCGGACGGCTTGCCGATGTTCTCGGGGCCATAGGCAGCGAACAGCGACCCGGCCATGACGTAGAGGGTCGGCAGCCAGCGATAGAGCCAGTCGGGGATGTAGTCCATGGCAATCACCTCAGAAGAACAGGCTGATGAAAGCGGCGGCAGCCAGGATGTTGGCGATGATCAGTGCGGTGTTCATGGCGGTCTCCGTTGGGGTGTTGATGAAACGATAGCAAATGCTATCTAGGATAGCAAGTGCTATTTCGCTGGGCGTAAAAAAACCCGCCGAAGCGGGTTTGTTATTTTGAATCTTTGGTTATTCGAAATCCGATGAGGGTAACAGTGGCAACCTCAAGTCCGCTTTCTCTCCTCGATTCGATATAGGCTTTGTTCGTCCCGCATTGGCAGATTTTTGATTTATGTTTTGCGATAGCAGTTTGAACTGTGTGCGAGAAGCTACCGGAGCTCGTGCCGTTAACGATACAGACCTCTTCAATTTGACCTAGTTTTTCAGCCTGTCGCCTAGTTTGATAGATGCTTACGTTGCATGTGTCAGCCAGTGGAGCGGTTGCTGCACCGTCAATCATTTCAATGGATGAGCAAGCCGTAGCCAAGAATGCTGTGATGAAAAGAGCGATGCGTGTTTTCATTGGGGCACCAGTTTGCAGCCACAGTGTTTGCATACTTTTGCCTCCTTGAGAATATATTCAGCGCAATCGGGGCAGCGGATGTGGGTTTCAGGCGAGGGGCCTTCTTCTTTGACTTTTCCGAGAATGGCGAGCAGTAAAAAGCAGATGATGGGGGAGATCAGGCAGGCAAGAATGAAATAGCCAAAGCCAGATCGTCCCGCTTTGCTTGCCATGACGCCGCATAGGGCGGAAAAAAGGAACCAGAAAATGGCGAATTCCATGGCGTCTCCATAAATCAACCTAGTCTATTTTTTTTCCACTCAGCTAACAATATGACATTGGTCATATCCCAAGCTATGCGCGACCGGAGCGGGACTACGTCGCGGTGCGCTCGATCGAGTTTTTATGGCGTATTCCGAATTCGATTTCTGCCAGACGGGCAGCGGCCAGAATATTACGCCTAGCATCAGAATCAACTCTACGCATGATGCTGATGACTTCTCCCTCGTCTTCTGCCAAAAACGCTTTGGTCGCCTGAATGTAGCTTTTCGCTGGTTTCTCTGTCACCGCTTGGGTGATTTCAAAATAGTCTTCCGGCAGCCCGGCACGCCTGGCCATGTTTTTTCGCGCCTTGTCACGAAATGCGCGAGATCCATTGATTAACTGGGATACGTAGGTCGCGTTGATCGGGTCGTCTGGGTCAGCAGTATATTTTTCAGAAAACGGCCCAGGGCCGCCGCAGTCTTCAACGAGTTTCTGCAGCTTCATGACTTGCGGACTGATCGGAATCTTGGCGGCCATATGGCCGATTGTGCAGTAGCAACCGCTATTTATTAAATCGCTGTTGCTATCGCTGATAGCATCTGCTATCGTGTTGCGTATGGAACTCAAAGCATTTCTCTCCGAGCGTAATTCAGTCATGCGGTTAGCTGCGGCCCTAGGCATAGCGCCATCCGTTGTGTCGCAATGGAAAAACGGGGTGCGGCAAGTGCCAGCCGAGCATTGCCCATCGGTCGAGAAAGCAACGAATGGCGCCGTCCGCTGCGAAGACCTGCGCCCCGATGTCGATTGGGCCTACCTCCGCGCCACCGACTGCCAAGCCAAGAAGGCTGCCTGATGTCTCCGTTCTCTCCCTGTCGCACCCCTCGCGACGCCACTTTGCCGGCCTCTGCACTTCCGGGTGCATGCCGGTGCTTTTTATTCCATTGAGGCTGAGTGACATGGCGATCTCCTTTCGTCCGGTTTCAGTCTCTTTTTTTTCACCGTTTCTGTCTGTCCGCGCGTGTCCGTAAAAAACGTGATGCCACGGAATTGAGGTTGCTCGACATGAAAAATGAATGCGTTGAATGGCCGTTTCAATCAGATAGCGATGGATATGGAGCCATCAAGGTTGGTGGTGGTTTCAAGAAGGCTCATCGTGTTTTCTTCAAGATGTTTTGTGGGGAAATTCCAGATGGAATGCACGTTTTGCATCGATGCGATAACCCTAAATGCGTTAACCCGCAGCATCTTTTTCTTGGAACCCATGCTGACAACATGATGGATAGGAAGGAGAAGGGTAGATATCAACAAGGTGAAAATGTGCCTTGCTCAAAATTGACAGAAGAGCAGGTTAGGGAAATTAGGAAGTCTGACAAGTCGATTCGTGAATTGGCGGTTGAATTTGAATGCAGCAAGTCAGTTGTTCACAGCATTAAACAATTCAAAGCGTGGAAGCACGTTGTCTGACAAGGAGGGAATCATGCAACTGAGCCTGCACCACGAATCAATAACCGATGCCCTGCGTGAAGTCATCCAGGCCGCCGGTGGCGCCAAGGTGGTCGGGGCCAAGATGTTCCCCGACATGACCATTGACTATGCAGCCGGCCGTGTCCGCGACTGCCTGAATCACGACCGCCGTGAGCGTTTCACGCCCGAGCAGGTATTGATGCTGCTGCGCCTTGGCCATCAGGTCGGCTGCCATGCCGCGATGGCTTTCATGGCCCGCGACGCAGGCTACTCCGACCCGCAGCCGGTCGAGCCGGAAGACGAGGTAGCCCGCCTCCAGCGTGAGTACGTCGAGGCCACCAAAGCCCTGCTGCACATGGCCAACAAGATCGATGCCATGCAGACCCGCGTCGTGGTGAAGAGCGTTGCCTGATGATCGCTTTGGCCCCGCTCCCCACGCTTGTAGAGAAGCCACGCGCCATGAATTCGTCACAAGAGAATGAAAACAAACTGATCCGGATGTGCGGGTCCTCCCTGGCCCATGCCATCGCGGGTAATTCGCACCTCGCGATTTTCTTAGGGTGTGGGGTTTTGGCTTAGTGAAATCACTAAGGGATGAGATGCCGGAGACAGCGGCGTTTATCGACAAGATGAGAGAAGCGTTCGGGGTGGAGATGATCAACAAGAGCATTCGAGACGGTTTGGCTGGCTATGGCAGCTTCTACGCCTCGGAGAATGGCCACGAGATTGGGTCAAGGCCGCGTGAGATTGCTGGAAAGTCGGTGAATGGTCACGACCAGGCACGCGCGCTGAGCTGCGATGGCTGCCGGTCGTTCTATCTAAAGCCCATGTCGCCGGATGGGAAGCGTACTCAGCGTGCTTGCCGCAAATACACCCATGCGTCACAGCGCTGCGCGGATTGGTCCGCGAAATGAACGGGTTCGTTGTACGCGCCAAGATCGATGGCCTTGATGCTGTGCAGGCACGCCTGCGCGGCCTCTCTGATGGGAAGATCAAAGTCGCCGCCCGAGCCGCGCTGAATGATGCTGCCTTCCTCGGTAAAAAGGAAACCGAGAAGCGCATCGCCGAAGCATTTGACCGGGTCACGCCATGGATTGCCAAATCGGTGCGATACGTCAAGGCCAAGGGCGAGAAGCTGGAGTCCAGCATTGACTTCGATGCGTGGGGCAACAAGACCGGCGTCACGGCCGCCAAGGTGCTGAGTGCTGAAATATACGGCGGCCAGCGTCGTCACAAGCGGCACGAGGTCGCGCTACAGCGCATGGGTATTCTGCCGGCCGGCATGTTAATCGTGCCGGGCGAAGCGGCGCAGATGGATGGCTACGGCAACATGAGCGCCGGGCAGATTCGCCAGATCCTCTCCTGGTTCAACGCGGGCGAGATGACCAGCGGCTATAAGTCAAACATGACGGACAAGAAGCGCGCCAGCCTCCGTAAAGGCAGCATGCGCCAAGGCCGCGTCACCAACGGGTTCGAATACTTCGCCGTGCAGCCTGGTCAGCGCCGCGAGTTCCAGCGCGCCAATGGCGGCAAGGGAACGCACAAGATGCAGCCCGGCATCTACCAGCGCATCTTCCTGGGGCAGGGCACGGCCATCAAGCCGGTGATGATTTTCGTCAAGTCACCCGCGTACAAACAGCGCCTCGACTTCTACCGCATTGCCGGTGATGCCTCCCTGGCTGAATTCAAACGCGCCTTTCCGATGTACCTGGAAAAGCTGTTGAAGGAGCGCGGCCTGTGAGCTACGCCAACTACGACGACATCGTCGACCAGCTGCAGGCAGCCGGCCTGCTCCTGGATAGCGTCAAGTCGCCCAAGGGTGGCATATCGGTCGGGTCACTGGTCGTTGATTCCAATCTGCCAGTACGCTGCAAGACTGAATGCGACCTCAGCGAAAAGCGCGGCTGGTACTGGCTATCCAGCATCGACCTGCCGGATGCCGATGGCGTCATGGAGCGCTACATCATCGGCGCCTTCGGCATCTACCGGGGCAACGACGAGAACAAGCAAAAGCTCAAACTCAACCGCGACAACCGACCCAGCCTGACACCGGCCGAAAAGGACGCCATGCGCGCCCGCCTCGCCGACCAGGCCAAGCACGCCAAGGCCATTCGCGCCGCCGAAGCCGCCCGCGCGGCTGCCCAGGCCGATCGCGTCTGGCGCGCCTACGTGCCGAACGGCGAATCCGACTACCTCAAAAAGAAAAGTGTCGGCGCCCACGGCGTGCGCTTCGACCCCAACGGCAAAGGCACGCTGGCCGTGCCCATGATGCGCGACGGCAAGGTCGTCGGCCTGCAGCTCATTCGCGGCAAGGATCGCGGCAACAAGCTCGAAAAGCAATACTGGCCGGCCGGCATGGACAAGGCCGGCGCCTACCACCTCATCGGCGGCATTCCACGCGGCCTGGTGCTGGTCGCCGAAGGCTACGCCACAGCCGCCAGCCTGTTCGAGGCCACGCAGATCCCGGTGGCCGTGGCCTTCGATGCCGGTTCCATCATGCGCGTCGTCGCCTCACTCGCCGAAAAGCGCGGCAACAAGATCCTGATCTGTGCCGATGACGACTACCTGACGCCCGGCAATCCCGGCGTTGAAGCCGCCCGGCTTGCCGCTGCCGCGCACGGCGCCGCCTGGATCAAGCCCGAATTCGCCGAAGAACGCCCCACCACCAAAAAAGGCGCCACCGACTTCAACGACCTGCATGCCCTCGAAGGCATCCACGTCGTGCGCGATCAAGTCAACGTCCACCTGGCTAGCCTTGGCTGGTCCGTGCCGGCGGCGCGGGAAGCGACACGCCAGGGGGGAGGGGAGACTGCATCGCGCGGCGAACTATCCAGCCTGGTCAGCGTCGACGAAGCCTGCGAACGTTACGCCTTGATCTACGGTGGGAAAGGCACGCTGTTCGATCACCAGGAACACATGCTTGTACCGAAATCCGACGTGCTCGACATCCTTCCCGACCACGGCTGGCGCGAATGGAAGCTGCGGGCAGATCGCCAGGTCGTTCGCCTGTCCGAAGTGGGGTTCGACCCGACCGGAAACGACAAGAACATCCGCTGCAACCTGTGGGGTGGCTGGCCAACCCAGCCCAAAAAAGGCGAATACAGCAAGCTGCTCCACCTGCTCCGGCTTCTCATCTGCAACGAAAGCTACGCCAACGACCTCTACGAATGGCTGATCAAATGGCTGGCCTACCCAATCCAGAACCCCGGCGCCAAGATGCGCACCGCGCTCATCTTCCACGGCCTGCAAGGAACCGGGAAAAACCTGTTTTTTGAATCCATCATGGCCATCTACGGCGAGTACGGCCGCATCGTCGACCAATCCGCCATCGAGGACAAATTCAACGACTGGGCCAGCCGCAAACTCTTCCTGATCGCCGACGAAGTCGTCGCCCGCCAGGAGCTGTACCACGTCAAGAACAAACTCAAGCACTTCGTCACCGGCGAATGGATACGCATCAACCCAAAGAACGTTGCAGCGCATGACGAAAAAAACCACTGCAACATCGTCTATCTATCCAACGAAATCCAGCCCCTGGTACTTGAACAGGACGACCGGCGCCACTTCGTCATCTGGTGCGGAACCAAGGAAGACCACGCCTTCTACAAGGAAGTCGGCGACGAAATCAAGGCCGGCGGCATCGCCGCGCTGCACGACTACCTGCTCAATCTCGACCTCGGCGACTTCAACGAACACACCAAACCACCGATGACCGATGCCAAGCGCGAGCTGATCGACGTCTCAACCGGCAACGTTCAGCGCTTCATCCGCGACTGGCTCAATGGCGACCTCGAATTCGACGGCGTACAGCTGCCGCTATGCCCCTGTGGATCGGCCGATCTCTACACCGCCTATGTCCGCTGGTGCCGTATCGATGGCGTGCGCACCCCGCGCGAGGCCAATCAGTTCATCGGCGAGATAGCCAAGCTGCCCGGCTGGCAGAAAGGGCACAAGGACCGCTACGCCGACCTGCACTGTATCGGCAAGCCGGTGCGCCAGCGATTCATCCTGCCCAGCGTACAGCACATGACCCAGCGCACCACATCCGGCGGAAACGATTACCGCAAGCCGGACACCGACAGCCAGACCAAGTGGCTGACCGACTGTTTTTTTGCCTTCCGCAACGCACTCGGAGGCGATCAATGACCGCACACCGCACACCGTACCGCACGGGCTACCGCACGGGCAAAACCCGCATGGATACTAGCACCGCACGGGCGCACGGGCTTTTTCCGCGTATGCACGCGAAACACGCAAACGCACCCGCTCGCCCTGCACATGCGCGTGTCACTCATGCGTACACGTATTTGCCCGTGCGCCCGTGCGGTCCCTGTGCTGGTGCGGGTTTTGCCCGTGCGGTCCGGTGTGCGGTGCGGTGTACGGTGTGCGGTGCGCCTGTTTCGCGCGCGCCTTCTCTCTCACTCCCCATCCAAAAGGAAAAGAACTGATGGAGAAGAACCCCATCCCGGCCATCCTCACCAAAAGCGAATTCGCCGACTACCTCGGCCTCGTGCCGTCCTACATCACCGCCCTGGTCAAGGCCGGCCGCATCGTGCTCGACGGGGAAGGGCGCAGCGCCCGTGTCAAGGTTGCCGAATCGCTGGCCCTCATCGAATCCACCCATGGCGGTCGCTTTGATGTGGCGCGCCGCCATGCTGCCGCGCGGCGCAGGGCGCCGAACGATGCGCTGGCCAGTACAACACCCCGGCCGCCAAAAGAAAACGCCGCCAAGCGCGATTCTGAAAGTCCGGAATCCGAAAAGCTGGTCGATGCCAAAACCCGCAAGGAATCCGCCCAGGCCGACCAGGAAGAAATGAAGGCCGCCCAAATGGCCGGCAACCTGATCGCCCGCGACGACGTCGAGGCCGCCATGAAGTTCATCGGCGCCGCCGTCCGCGCTGCCATGGAAGTCTTCCCCGACCAGAACGCGCCCGTGCTGTGCGCCGTGACCGATCTCAACGAAACCCACGCCCTGCTCACCGAAGCCTGTCGCAACGTCCTGCTGGATGTTGGCGCGGCTGTGGATCGGCAGCGGGAACAACTGCAAAAGGATGGAGTTTGAAATGGCAAATCATCTCAACGACCTGCTCGACGCTTGCCGATCCGGAAATCTGCTTTTCCCATCTGGGGCGTTGCCGCGCTGGTATAAATTTGCCACGGATCGTGTTTTATCAATTGGTGCCAAAGCCATTTGTTTTGATGCCGGAAGTGTCGAAAACCTACTCGGGTTACGTCCGGTGCCCGAATTGGCGAGGCTCCCTTTTAGTCCGTGCTGGATCGAGTTCGAAACACCTGAGTATTTCTTTTGCGTGCTGATGACGGATGAAGAAAATGCAATCGGCGGGCACCTCTGGACAAAAAACAAATCCAGCCGTGAATGGATGTTTCGCTGTGCCTTCATTTGCCCAAACGAAGGCAAGCAAACCATTTTTCAGGCCGAAAGCGACAAATCCCTTCTTGAGGGGTTTTCTGAAGCTGTTTCAGTTTTTCGCGTCTTCCTTTCCGCCATCAACTGCACAAACGTCCGACGCGTTGAGCACAAGCCTGATGAAAAGCTGCAGAAGGCCAGGGCTAAGCGCGGGAAGAAACCTTTGTTTTCGTACTGGACGCTTGAGCTAGAAATGGATCGCACAGAGAGCGCCTCCGTCTTGGGTGGAACGCATGCCTCACCGCGCGTCCATCTTCGTCGAGGCCATGCCCGAAAGTTGGCGTCTGGAAAATACACATGGGTTCAGCCCTGCGTCGTCGGCAACAAAGATCTCGGCATGATCCACAAAGACTACGCCCTGGTGAACTGAACTCATGCGCCCGCTCCCTAACAGCCTCGCCCACTGCCTCACCATCGCCGCCTCGGCCATCGCGCCGCGACGTCAGCTGGTCGTCTCCCAATGGGCCGACGATCACCGCGTGCTGTCCGGCAAGCAGGCGGGCGAGCGGGGCCGGTGGCGGACGGCGCGCAACCCCATCCTGCGCGAGATCATGGACGCCATGAGCGCCTCCTCACGCGTCACCGACATCCGGGTCATGAAGTCCTCGCAGGTCGGCGTCACCGAGGCTACCGTCAACTTCCTGGGCTACACCATCGATCACGCCCCGGCGCCAGTCATGGTGCTGATGCCGACCCTCGATTCCCGCGACGCCTGGAAGGCTCAAAAGCTCAACCCGCTGCTTCAGGAAACGCCGGTTATCCGTGATCTGCTCGGCGGCCAGCGTAGCCGCGATGCGGCCAACAGCAAGGACATGATCGATTTCCCCGGCGGCGTGCTGTTCCTGGCCGGCGGCAACTCGCCGAACAGCTATGCCCAGCGATCGGTGCGCTACCTGATCATGGACGACCTCGACCGCTTCCCCGCCGAGGTCGGCGAAGAAGGCGACCCGGTCGCCCTGGCCAAGGGCCGCACCAAAGCCTTCGCCCGCGCCAAGCGGCTGCTGATCAGCACACCGACCGTCAAGGGCGAAAGCCTGATCGAACGCGGCTACCTGGAAAGCGACCAGCGCCATTACCACGTCGCCTGCCCGCATTGCGGCCAGTATCAAGCGCTGGAATGGGGCGGGCCGGAAGCCGCACACGGCATCAAGTGGCGCAGCACAGCCGGCGACCTCGACGCCTACTACATCTGCGCCCACTGCCACGCCGAAATCTACGAACACCACAAGCCCGCCATGCTGGCCGGTGGCCGCTGGATAGCCACCCACCCCGATCGCACCATCCGTGGCTACCACATCAGCGCCCTCTACGCGCCCATCGGCCTTGGCCCATCCTGGCGCGACCTGGTGCTGGAATGGCAAAGTGCCGTCAAATCACCCAACACCCTGCGCACCTTCATCAACACCCACCTCGGCGAAGTCTGGGAAGAGCAGGGCGACGCCATCGAGCCGGTCGGCCTGCTCGCCCGCCTCGAAGAGTACGAAGAAAAACCCCGCGGCCTGGCCCGCACGGCCGGCGTCGACGTGCAAAAAGACCGCATCGAAGCCACCATCATCGATTGGGACATTGGCGAGGAAGCCTGGGTCATGGAGCACATCATCGTCCCCGGCGACACCGCCCGGCCTGAAGTGTGGCAGCAGCTCGACGAGGAACTCAGCCACTGGGCGCCGGAAGCGGTGGCCATCGACAGCGGCTTCAACACCAGCATGGTCTATGCCTTCGTCGAAAAACGCCGCTGGGCCATGGCCATCAAGGGCCGCTCCGGTGGTGGCGTGCCCATTGTCGAAGACGAAAAAGCCCGCCGCCAGCGACTGCGCCGACAGCGCAAGAAAGGCATCATCGTCCATCTGGTCGGCGACGACCAGGCCAAGACCCTGATCTATGCCCGCCTCAAACTGATCGAACACGGCCCCGGATACATCCACTTCCCGAACCAGCCCGGCTTCGACGACGAATACTTCGCCCAGCTCACCGCCGAAAAGCTGGTCACCAAAATGCGCGGCACACGCCCGGTGGCTGAATGGGTACAAACCAGACCACGAAACGAGGCACTGGACTGCTTCAAATATGCCCTTGCGGCGTTGCGGCTGTCCGGAATAGACCTCGCCGAGCGCAAGGAACGACAGAAGAGAGAAACCCAGTCACCCGCGCCGCCCGCCAAACCACCCACCAGCCACCGGGGGCGCTCACACTTTGGAAACGACGAATGGGCACTCTGACCGCCACCGAAACGCTCGAACAAGATGCTGCGATCAACTTTCGCAACACCCTCATCCGCATCATTCGCGCCTCGCTCGGCCTGCCGGAAACCGTGGCCATGCCCATGGCCGACGAGCTCGCCAAAGGGCTGGCCAACGAAATGGGCGGGCTCTACATCACCAAGCGTGAAATCCGGTCGGTACGCGACGAAGCCGTCCGCCGCGATTTCACAGGACGCAACCACAAAGAGGTCTGCCGTCGGCACGGCATCAGCCGACGCACCCTTTACCGCATCATCGGGCAAAACTGACATGAGCGCCACACTCCACGCCTGGGCAGCCGCCGGCAGACCGCCGCCGCCCTACGATGCCGCACCGGCCGCCGGCCACTGCGCCACCTGTGGCGCCGAAACCACCGCCGGGGTCAGTCTCGACCAGATCGAAACGCCCACCACCTCCGGCCACGCCGACCTATTCCGCTTCGGCAGCCAGCACGTCTGCCCCGGCTGCTCCTGGCTATTCGCCGCCGGCAAAGGGCGGCCCGGAAACTACATCGCCTACGGCCAGCGCCTCGAATACACGGTCATCAGCCTGGAATCGGTGGTCGACCACGCCAGGCCCGCTCAGAGTTCGCCTTTGTCGCCGGCGCGGGCGATGCCACCCGCCGGCATGGCTGGTGGGCTGCCTGGAAACAAAGCTATCCCGAGCTTTTCAGGGTATGGAAAAAAAAGTGGGGAATCGAGTAGCACCTACTCGGCAAAATGCTTGAGCGCCTTGCGGATGCCCTCGCTGACGTTGCCATTTCCGAGGCGCCTGGCGATGGCGATGCTCTCTGCGTCGAGGTAGGTGTTGACCTTCTTGCCGCCTGCCATCTCGGATGGCCTGCCAGCAGTTCCAAGCGCCGCTGCGACCTTTCTGCCCTCAAGGTTTCGCATGGCTCCGGCGTTAATCTGGACGTACAGACCCGATGGGAGCTTTACCAGCGCACCGGTGTATCCTTCTCCTTGGGTGACTGTCCCGAGAGCCTCGGCGTCGCGGGGAATGGTATTGGTGTAGAGCCGCCATTTGCCGTCGAGATTGACGGCAAGGCGGCCACGGTTCGTATGGGTCATGGCCGCCTCTCTTTACTTCTGGTAGTTGCCGAGCTTGTAGTATTCGCGGACTTCGCCAATAGTCATCCCGGCGCAGCGCTCATTGATTTTTTCGGCAGATTCGTACGCTTCGTCCTTGGTGCCTTTCTGGATGTAATCCTCGCCGAGGATTGAGACAATCCAACCGAAAGCGCCATTCTTGGCCTGGCGAACTTGCGTAAAGGTCTTGGTGGTTTCCATTTTTGGCTCCGGATTAAATGGTTTCGACTTCAACTTTGCCGCCCATCGCTTTGACTTGCTCAAGGCCAGCGAAGAACTTGTCAGCAACCTTGCATGTTCCGGCGTAGCAAACATGACCATTCTTGCATTCTTCGAACTTCTGCGTCTTTCCGTTCGGGAGGGTGACTGTATAGACCTTGGCGACATCGCTTGCGTATTCCATTTTTATATCCTACCCCTGATTCCCCGAGGTGCGGCTGGTTAGCGTTGTTGCCTTCCATGAGTTCTATTATATACGCACAAAACTTAATTGCAACTGTTTTATGCGTATAAAACAAAATAATTTTTACACCAGGAACGTTGTGCCAAACCGCTGAGAAATGGCACACCCGCTGCCATACCCTGCAGGCTACCACTCGGAGCCGCCCCATGGCCTTTACCCAAGCCGACCTTGATGCTGTCGACCGCGCCATCGCATCCGGCGAATTGACGGTGCGCACCAATGATCGCAGCGTCACCTACCGCAGCTTTGCCGAGCTGCGCGACGCCCGTTCGCTGATCGCCTCGGCGCTGGCCGCGCAATCCGCCTCCACTGCCCCCATTCGCCACCAGTTGGCCAGCTTTTCGGACGACTAGCCCATGGCCAACCTGATCGACAGCATCATCCGCTACGTCTCGCCCGCCGCCGCACTCAAGCGCGAGCACTCCCGGCGCGTGCTCGCCTACTACGAAGCCGCCAAGGCCGACCGCCTGCGCAAGAATCGCCGCGAAACCGGCAGCGGCAACGCCGCCGTCATCCGCGCCGGCAGCTCCCTGCGCCAGCAAGCCCGGCACCTGGAACAAAACTACGACATCGCTCTCGGCGTGCTCAACGTGATGGTCGCCAACACCATCGGCCCCAACGGCATCGGCGTTGAACCGCAACCTCGGCGTAAAGACGGCAGCATTCACGACGCCTTTGCTGCCGAACTGCTCACCCTCTACAAAGACTGGTCGCGCCGCCCAGAAGTCACCTGGTGCCACGACTGGCCGGCCGCCCAGCGCCTGCTCGCTCGCACCTGGTTCCGCGACGGCGAAGCCTTTGCCCAAACCGTCGAAGGCCTCAACCCCGCCATCGATCACGGCACCCGCGTCCCCCTCAGCCTGGAGCTGATGGAGCCCGACCTGATCCCCATGGACATGTCAGCCAGCGCCACCGGCAACGCCCGGATCGAGCAAGGCGTCGAAATCAATGCCTGGGGCCGCCCGGTCGGCTACCACGTCCTCAAAGCCTACCCCGGCGAATCGGCCGGCGGCTTCCCATCCGGCAGCCAAACCAAGCGCATCGCCGCCGAGCGCATGCTGCACGTCGCCTCCCGTCATCGCATCCGCCAGTTGCGCGGCGTCTCCGTCTTTGCCAGCGTCCTCAACCGCTTCGACGACCTCAAGGACTACGAAGAGTCCGAGCGCGTCGCCGCCAAGGTCGCCGCCTCCATGGCCGCCTTTATCAAAAAAGGCACGCCCGACCTCTACGAGCCGCCCGAAGACAGCGAGCAGCGCGCCATGAAATTCCGCCCCGGCATGATCTTCGACGATCTCCGCCCCGGCGAAGAAATCGGCACCATCGACACCAACCGGCCCAATCCCAACCTCGAAACCTACCGCAGCGGCCAGATCAAAGCCATCGCCAGCGGCACCGGCCCCACCTATTCCAGCCTGGCCAAAACATACGACGGCACCTACAGCGCCCAGCGCCAGGAGCTTGTCGAAGGCTGGATCTACTACGCCACGCTGTCCTCAGAATTCGCCAGCCGCATCGTGCGCCCAGTCTGGGAAAAGTTCGTCGCCATGGCCATCCTCTCCGGCACCCTCCGCGTGCCGGAAGACATCGACCGCAAAACGCTCGACGACGCCATCTACATCACCCCGCAAATGCCCTGGATCGACCCCAAAAAAGAAGCCGAAGCCTGGTCCATGCTCGAAGACCGCGCCTACGCCAGCGGCCCGGAAATAATCCGCAAGCGCGGCGGAAACCCTATGGATGTGCTAGACCAGCAAGCCCGCTGGCGGCGCGAAAAAGAATCGCGCGGCATCCCCGTCGACGGCAGCCAGCCAGCCCAGCCCCCGCAAGAAATCGACGAAGAATCCGCCGCCGGCGACGCCATCGCCACCCTGGCCGGCCCCTTCGCCACCCTGGCCGCCGGCGTCAAAGCCGTCGCCGACCGCGAAACGCCACCCATCGTCGTCAACACCGCCGCCCCGGTCATCAACGTTGCCGGCGCCGAGATCCACAACCACCTCCCCGAGCTGCAGCCGCGCTTCGAAGCCAACGTCGCCCCGGCCGCCATCACCGTCGAAAACACCGTGCAGGCCGGCGACGTGCATGTCGCCGTCCCCGAGCAGGCCGCCCCGGTCGTCCAGGTCACCAACGAAATCACCCCGGCGCCCATCCACGAAATCGCCATCGTCGCCATGCCAACCCGTGAAACCATCACCGAAATAACCCGCGACGGCGCCGGCAACATCCAACAATCCATCCAGATCGAATCGGATGCGGAAGAGGGCAGCGAATGACCTACCCCAAGCGCGTCCTGATCAACTGGCTATTCGCTGTTGTCCTGTTTGGCACGATGCCCGATGAAACGGTCAATGCCATGGCCCACCGTCGCGGCTGGAAGCGGCTGGAACGCCTGATCAACTGGCTGTTTCGCGACGACATGCACTGCGCACAAGCCTACGTCGCCGAGATGGCTGGAACACAGAATGCGAGGGAATATCGTGGCTAACTGGATCGTCGAAGACCGCATCACGGGTGAAGTGGCCTATGCCTACACGGCAGACGTTGCAACGGACTTCCCTGAGTACCCGTTCGCTCAGTACAACCACATTCTGAAGAAGCCGGAGGCGGTGCCGGTTCCCGGTCGCCGCATAACAAAGCTGGATTTTGTTGCAAGGCTTGGCGACCCTGCGTTTTCCAAACTGCTTGAGCTATCGATGACATCAGTTGAAATCCTGAAATTCGTCAAGCTGATTGATTGGACAACGCCAGAAGCTGACGGCACAAGTATCGACCTCGATGACCCCCGTGTGCAAAATGTGCGCGGCCTTGAGCCGCTTTTGATGTCGCTCAATGTGGAAGGCGTTGCTCCGGGATGGGCAGCCGAGGTGCTGGCCTAAATGGCGACAGTCTATTCGCTCGTCGTGTGGGGTGGGCTGACCGGAAACTCTGTCACAGCCAACTCCACGACTGACCTTCTGACGCTGACGAATCACGGTTTGCGCAGCGGCTTCGGCGTGTTCTTCTCGTCTGGTACGCTGCCCACTGTATCCGGTGCAGCGCTGGCGCTGAACACGCTCTATTACACCAAGCCAATCGCCTCGAATACCTTCGAGCTTTACTACGACTCGGCGCTGACTTCACAGATCAATTTCATCAGCAACGGCGCATCGCTGATCCTCAAGTCTGGCTATCTACTCGGCCTTGACCTAAGCCGGTGGGGCGGAACGCGGGTATTCGGTGGCGTGGCCTTGGCGAACAGCGTCCGTTCTGCGAACGGGCTTCCCGCTGACGACGAGGTTGTTGAAATCGCCGACGCATTCACAGAGACAGTTGCAGCCACTGCAAACATAGGTTCAGGGTTTGCATCTTCATACACCTTTGAAACCCGTGTGAATGGTGTTCGATCAGCCGCCTTTCATAACGGCATTCCTGATTCCGGTTACGTCTGGTATTCAACAGCGGCAACCACCTTTTATACAAGCCAGATCAACGTGACGGTTGATGGTCTTGATTTTGTCCGAAACAGCGCGAGCGGTAGTGCTACAACAAGCAGCTGTTATGTCACCTATGGTGGTAATGTCTTTCGTGACAACATCGTTCGCAACATCGGCACCGGCTTGTGTCACGGCATCTATGCGACGGGAACGCTCGCAGAGGTCTATAACAACATCGTCATCGGCATTCACCCCGGCGCAACAACCGTCGCGGGCATTGCAGTTTCCAGCGGGGCACGCGTCTATAACAACACCGTCACTAAATGCGGCGTCGGTCTGATCGGCTACTCTGGCGGGGGAAGCTACGGCCATACCTACAACAACCTCGTTGTGGGCAATGACATCAATTACGGACTCGCTCCCCTCTATACCGCAACACGGGCCGACGGCAACATCGGCGAGACAAAAGACCTGCTGACGATGACTGCTACCGCTGGCTCGACAACGCTTGTGCTGTCAGCAGAGCCACCGTGTGCGGTCAATCAGCAGGTGTTTTTCGAGACGAGCGGCACACTTCCGGCTCCACTGTCGCCAGATCGCAGCTACTACATCCGTTCAAAGACTGGCGCGAATGTCACGGTAGGCACCAGTTACAACGGCAGCGCGATCACCATGACAGATGCCGGGACTGGTACTCACAAGATGAGCCTTGTTTGGGCGACCACGAATCCGCCAGCGAACTACGTAGACTTCACCTATCCAGACGATGTGTTCGTCGATTGGGCGAACAACGACTTGCGTCCTGCTGGATACGGCACCGCAACGCCCGGATCGCAAGCCAAGATGGTTGATACGGCACTGACGATTCGCGGGGCTGTGCTAGGTGTAGATATTCTCAGCAAAGAGCGCCCGCAGTATCGCGGCGGTGCTGTGGAATACAAGGATGTGGGCGCGTTCGAGATGGACTTCGGCTATGGGCCGAGGCCTGCTAGCTACGTCGTGAATGTCACCGGGCTACCAATCGGTGTTGAGGTTCGTTGCTATGTAGGTGCCAAGGACGGCACGGCAACTGAAGTCGCTGGCATCGAAAGCACGACATCCGGCACTTTCAGTTTTACACACAATCTGGGTGGGCAAACAGGATTCTTCCGCATGATCGACGAAGACTACAAGATCGTCGCCTTCGACTACACATACCAGAGCGGTGACGCCGAAATCATCATTCAACCAGACACAGACCCGTGGTTCAAGAATCCGTAAGGAGTAACAGCAATGGCCAAGATCACCAACCCCGCCGACCTGACCTACTCGGTCAATGGGGCAACCGGCAACCTCCGCTTCAACACGACGACCAAGAAGATCCGCCTGGTGGAGGGCGGCGCCTTCACCTTCTTCGACGGCGTGACCGGGCAGTGCCTGTTCAGTAAGTACAAGGAGATCCTGCGAGCGGACCCCGTGCTGAACAAGTACGCGCTGCCGATTCGCGAGATGATCCACGACGAGTCGATGGAACTGGTCAACGGGTGGGAGTTCGAGGATACGCCGACGCTGAAGGCCGTCCGCGATTGCGGCGTGGCCTACCGCAACGCGGCTGGCGCGATCACCGCCGAGTTCGCCTGCTTCGTCTCGCTGGGTGCGGTAGAGGCCGGCACGTCGGCCAGCGATATGTACTTCGTCCAGTCGAACGCGACCAACGCGGCAACGGCCAGCTTCACCCACCTTCATACGGGCGACACCTTCGGCGTCAATGAGCTGGTGCAGATTTACTCCGATACCAACGGCGACGGCACCCCAGACTTCAACTATCGCGCCTACGCCAAGGTCTTCCTGCGCCGCGCTGGCTACACCTACGACGAGGCGACGAACGACGAAATCGGCTATCCCGTCCTGACCTACAAGAAGTACAACTTCCCGCTGACGCACGCCTCAGATGCCGGCGTAACCGTGGATGATGCGACCCTGGCGACCTATACCGGCATGTCGATCACCTGGTATGCCACCGCCCAGAGCCGCAGCCTCGGCACCAATGGCCCGTACAACGCTCACCTCATCCCGGTGGCGAACGGCCGCACCTACCAGGAAACCTACTCCTGGATTCAGTACATGCTGCGCCAGAACTCCGACATCGACGCAGGGGCTGGCAACCGCACGGGCAAGGTCGCACCCGCCCTGGTCAAGATGGAAGACGCCAAGCTCAAGACGATCTACCAGCCGGGCGTTGGCGGCGTCTTCATCGACGGTATCGCGGCTGCCAGCTACAACGACGTAGCCTTCGTCGACGACACCCAGACCTACCGCTCCTATCCCTACACGGCAGCCGTGACCTTTGAGTTCGACGAGTTCCTCCAGGCAGACGCCGGGGTAGCTGTGTTCTGGATCTACGATGCAGCGACCTACCCAGGGGCTAGCGCGACCCTGCTCAAGGACGCCGCCGGCAACGACATGACGGGAACGATCTCCGGCCCGACCGCCTCGTTCTCCTATGCCTGGGCCGCCGACAAGGCCTGGATCGGCGTCGCGGCCGGGGATGACTCGGGCAAGATCGCGGTAGCCTCCGGCACCCTCGAACAGTCGACCAGCAACAAGGGTGTGTTCGTGGCTGGCCAGGAACGCTGGGTGTAAGCCATGACCTTCGACGGGCCGAACAAGCTGATCGTCCTATCTGCCGCCACGCTGGACCTGCAGACCCTGTGGGCCGCGTGGAAAGCCTGGCTCCGCGCCGGCAATGCCCAGTACGCCCTGGCCCTGAATACCGTCGGCGGCGAGCCCATCGATCCAAGCGCCGGGACGCTGGTGCCGCTCTACCTCTTCCTGCTGAACGGCTGGAAGCTGCGCCCGATGGAGGCAGACCACACCCTGAGCGTGGTCGGCGGGACGCTCCTGGTCGAGGGCGGAGGCGATCCGTTCGTCTCGACACTCGGCGACTTTACTGTCCGTATCCGATACCAGCAGCCCGTGCAGGCCATCGGCTACAGCACGTCGGGCAGCACCGGCCCCTCGGCCTCCGACATCGCCGCTGCAGTCTGGCAGCGCGCCATCGAAAACGGTCACACCTCCGAGCAAATGATCCGCATCATGTTTGCCGCCCTGGCCGGCACCAGCGAGCAGGCCGGCAGCACCATCGTTTTCAAGTCGGCCGACGGCGCCACCAGCCGCATCATCGGCAGCTTCGACACGGCCAACAACCGCGTCGGCGTCATCCTCGATGGCCACTGAGCCGGGCTGGTTTGGCCTGTGGTTTTCCGATGGCTATTTCCCGTCGGTCTGGTTTGCGCCGGGTGACGACACACACCTCACGCCCGACGAGCGCCGCGCCGAGCACGTCGGCGGCGGCTTCGTCGCACCGCCGCCCGCCGCGCCGCGCCGCAACCAGGGCAAAACCCGCCGCGACCCCAAGCGCGACGAGGCCCTGCGCATCGCCCGCCGCCAGCGCGACGAAGACATCCTGCTCCTGCTGATCTAGCCGGCCTGCAGATAGTGCCAAACCGGCAAGAAATGGCACGGCCAAAACCGCATCCTTCGTCCATCCATCGACGGAGGCACTATGCCCAAAGCACTCAAGTGGTACGACATCAAGGCGCTGGCTGCCGGGCAGGGCGCCGCCGCGCGCACAGCTGAAATCTACATCTACGGCAACATCGGCGACCGCTGGGACGAAAACGGCGTCGTTGCCGACGAGCTGGTGCGCGAGGTCGCCGCCCTCGACGTCGAATCCATCACCCTGCGCATCAACAGCTTCGGCGGTTCGGTGCCCGATGGCCTGGCCATCTACAACGCCCTCAAGCGCCACCCGGCTACCATCGATGTCCAGATCGACGGCGTCGCCATGTCCTGCGCCGGCTACATCGCCATGGCTGGCGACAAGGTCACCATGGCCGACAACGCCATGCTGATGATCCACGCCCCGTGGGTCATCGCCCTCGGCAACAGCGCCGAGCTGCGCGACCAGGCCGACATGCTCGACAAGTACGCCGCCGCCATGGCCACCAGCTACGTCGACAAATCTGGCCAGAGTATCGACGCCATCATGGCCCTGCTCACCGATGGCAAGGACCACTACTACACCGCCGCCGAGGCGCTGGCCGAAGGCTTCTGCGATGTCGTCGGCCCGGCTGTCGAAGTCGCCGCCTCCCTGGCCCGCAGCTTCGACCTCTCCCGTTTCAACCAACCGGCGGCGATGGCCGCCGCCAAACCCAAGGAGTCTCCCATGACCCAAGCCGTAACCCCGGCGGCCAATCCGACCGCCTCCGCGCCGTTTGCGCGCACCAAGGAAATGAACGACCAGATCCTGGCCATGTTCAAGCCCTTCATTGAGCGCGAAGGCGTCTCCTCCCTGCAAACCGACATCCTGGCCGACCCGGCCATCACCGTCGAACAAGCCCAGGCCCGCGTCCTCGCCCAGCTCGGCAAGGAAGCCGCGCCGGCCAACCCGCAAGGCAGCTTCGCCCGCATCGAAACCCTGGAAGACGAAACCGACAAGCGCCGTGGCGCCGTGGTTGCCGCCCTGATGGCCCGCGCCGGCCTGCGTGACAACAAGGGCGAGGCCGTCCGTGTCGACGCCTCCAACCCGTATCGCGGCGCCAAGCTGGTCGATCTGGCCCGCGCCTCGCTCGATCGCACCGGCTTCAAAACCGCTGGCCTGAATCAGATGGAAATCGTCGCCGCCGCCTTTACCCAATCGACCAGCGATTTCCCCATCCTGCTCGAAAACACCATGCACAAGGCGCTGCAGTCTGCCTACGCCGTCGCCTCCCTGACCTGGCAGCGCTTCTGCAACACCGGCTCGGTCTCCGACTTCCGCGCCCATTCCCGCTACCGCGTCGGCTCCCTGTCCAATCTGGATTCAGTCACCGAACTGGGCGAGTTCAAGAACAAGACCATTCCGGACGGCGAAAAGGCCACCATCACCGCCGGCACCAAGGGCAACATCATCAACCTGTCCCGCCAGTCCGTCATCAACGACGACCTGGGAGCCTTCGTCGGCCTGGCCTCGTCGCTCGGCCGCGCCGCCGCCCGCACCATCGAATCCGACGTGTACGCGCTGCTCGCCCTGAACAGCGGCCTGGGCCCCACCATGGGCGACGGCTACTCGCTGTTCCACGCCAACCACGCCAACATCACCACCGCCGCCGCCATCAGCATGGCCGCGCTGGATGCCGACCGCGTCGCCCTGGCCAGCCAGAAGGATGTCGGCGGTAACGACTACCTCGACCTCATGGCCGACGTGCTGCTCGTCTCCATCACCCTGGGCGGTACCGCGCGCGGCATCATCGGCGCCGAGTACGACCCGGACACCACCGGCAAGCTGCAAAAGCCGAACATCGTGCGCAACCTGGTCCGCGACGTGGTCGATACCCCGCGTCTCTCCGGCTCGCGCCGCTACCTGTTCGCCAATCCGTCTGAAGCCCCGGTTCTCGAAGTCGCCTTCCTCGACGGCGTCCAGGACCCCTACCTCGAAGTGCAAGACGGCTTCGACGTCGACGGTGCGCGCTACAAGGTCCGCCTCGACTACGGCGTGGGCGCCATCGACTATCGCGGCGCAGTCACCAACGCCGGCGCCTAAATGACGACGCGGCCGGCCTCCCGCCGGCCCGTCTCCACCAGACAGGAGAAATGCAATGACCACCAAATTTGTTCAACCGGGCGAAGTCATCGACTACACCGCCGGCGCCAATATCGCCTCCGGCCAGGTCGTGTTGATGGGTGCCCGCATCGGCGTCGCCCTCAAAGCCATCGCCAACGGCGAAACCGGCCCCATGCAGGTGACCGGCGTCTTCAACATCGCCAAATTGTCCACCGACAACATGGCCCAGGGCGCGCTGCTCTACTGGGACAACACCAACAGCCGCCTGACGACCACCGCCTCGGGTAACACCCTGGCCGGCTTCGCCGCCGCCGCCGCGGCTGCATCCACCACCTCGGTCAACATCAAGATCAACGCCTGACCGCCATGGCCACCCCGTTCGCCGATATCCAGTCCCGCATCGCCAGTGCCACCACCCGGCACCTGGCCGATGCGACGGCCGATTTCGGCGGCGGCGTACTGGTCGACGGCCTCTACCGCGACCCCTACGCCGAAGCCTTCGGCGGCATGGTCAGCGGCAGCAACCCGAGCTTCGAAGCCCTGAGCGGTGCGCTATCCGGCATCGCCCGTGG